GACCGGTTGGCACCGGCGCGGCTGCACAGCATCTGGATGCTGCCCGAGCTGCTGCCCTCTTTGCTGGTGGTGCGCTGCACCCGCACCTTGTTCATGTAGCCGGCCCACCGCGCCACGGGGGCGCCCACGGGCTCGAAGTTTTCGCCGATCAGCTGCAGCCACAACCTGGCCGGCCGGTTGCGGTAGTTCTCCACGTTGCCGATGACAGACGCCAGCATGGCCGTGCTGACCAGCGCCAGCCCCAGCGTGATGTCGCCGGGGGCGCCGTCTTCAGACTCACGCACGCCGTCCACCCCCACCAGTGAGCCGTAGCCCGCCCAGGTGTAGCCGCCTGACGTGATGTCCACCGCGTTGGTGGTGTAGCGCACCATGCCGCTGGCAAAGTCAAGCGCCACCAGCCACTGCACGCCACGCACGGCGGCATTGATCTGGGTCTGGGCGGCGGTGTCCAGGATCAGCATGGCTCAGGCCCGCCAGTCTTCGAGCAGGTCGAAGGCGAAGCCACCCACATCACTGCTACCCGGCACGCCCTGCCAGGCCTGGCTGTCGCCGGTGAGCTTGTAGTGCGCCACGGGCTTGTCCCAGGTGACGGCCGCGCCGCTGCTGATGGCCTGGCGCAGGGGCGGCTCGATGCTGACCACCAGCTGCCCCGCGTCGTTTTCGGCGATGGCATCGGCCGTCACCATGCAGTAGTGGCTGCCCACGCCGGTGCCGATTTGCAGCATGTCACCAGCCAGCAGGGTGGCGGGCGTGTAGCTGCTGGCGCTGGCTGCCGGCCACACGTTGCAGCCCCACACCACGGCGCTGCCGGTGGTCGTCAGATCCTGCGTGGACACTCCATAGGGCGCCCAGGCCGGGAACAGGTAGAAGTGCGCCGACGTGTGCCCGGTGGCGTTGTTGGCCAGCGTGGCCTTGAACAGCCAGTAGGCCCCGGCGTCGGTGACGGTGCCAGACCCGAAGAGGACCGCCCCGGTGTCGGTGTTCAGCCGCACATAACTGCTGGCCGGCGTGCCGCCGCCCTGGAACTCCAGCACCATCACAAACGTGGGCGCGGTGCCGCCAGTGGTCTTCAGCACGTGGCAGCTGAACTGGTACAGCGTGGTGTCGTCGGGCACGCTGATGGTCTGCCGGTCATACCGCGCGGCCACGGCGCTGGCATCGGTCAGCGTGTCAGCCGTGGTGGTGCCATCGGGCGCCGCATGCGTGTTGGCGGTGACTGTGGCGCCAGACAACGTCCATGCCGCAGCACCCAGCGCCGACCCAGCCAACAACAGGTTGTTGGACGCCCTGGCGCCGCTGATGTTGACTGCGGTGGCGCCGGCTGCCGCCGTGCTGGCCAGCGTCATCGACCCGCGGGCGGTGCCGCGCGGCGCGGGGCTGGTGATGTCCCACATGGCCAGGTGGTTGATGCGCCCGCGCAGGCCCAGGGCGGCGCCTTTCCAGCGGGCAGCATCAGCGGCCACCAGCGCTGGCACGCTGCCCATGCGCAGGCGCCAGCGCGGCGGGGCACCCAGGCGGGTGGCGCTGTGGCCGTTGCCGTCGCTTTGCTCGGTGATGTCGAAGCGCTGCTGGCCCAGCTGCCAGGCCGCAATCTGCAGGGCCATCTGGTCAGTCAGGGTGATCACCGCCATGTCACAGCACCCCCATGCGGTGCAGCTCGGCCAGCTGCGCGGCGTTGCCGGCGGCCACGGCGCGGGCGATGTCTTGCCGCACCTGGGCGGCGTCGGTGCGGCTGTCGACGTTGATGGTGGTCACCGGCGCGTAGGTCATGCCAGCCCGGCCGCCGCCAGCCGCCTCAGCGGCGGGCACCACCCGCTCACCCTTGTGCAGCAGGGCGCGGAAGTTGTCGTGCGGCACGTAGTCCATGCCGGTGGCCAGCGGCGTGGCCACCCGGTCGAAGCGGGCGAAGTCGCCGGTGGAGCCGGTGCCGTCGCCCACAGGCACGCCACCGCCGAACAGGCCTCTCGCCGCGCCCAGCAGGTTGCCGAACAGGCCGCCGGTGCCGGTGCTGCCCACCAGCTGCGTGGCCAGCGCGTCGGCCAGGTTGCTGGTGACGCGGGTGAACACCGCATTGCCCAGCGCATCGGCAAAGGCCCGCACGGGGTTCTTGCTGTCCCTGAAGGCGGCGACCAGCGCATCACGCACGCCGGTGTAGGTGTCGCTCACCAGGGGCTTGGTGGTCTCGGCCGACAGGGCGCTACTTTCAAGCTGCAGGGCGGCCCGCTCGCGCAGCAGGGCCGCCTGGGCCCGCAGCTCGGCGCTGTGCTCGCTGGTGGTGGCGATGCTTTCCAGCTCGTCAGCCCGGCTGCGCAGGCGGCTGTTCTGCAGCTGGGCGTAGGCCTGGGCGCCCAGGCGCAGCGCCAGGTTCTGTTCGCGCTGGGCGGCCACCTGGTCCTGCAGGCGCACGGTGTCGGCGCCAATGTCGGCCGCGATCTGTTCGCGGTCTTTCTGCATGTCGGCCTGCAGCTGGGCTTCACTCTTCTGCAGGGCCAGCTGCTGCTGCTGGCCGTTGATCAGTTCCAGCTGCTGGCGCAGACGCACCTTCTCGGCATCGGTCAGGCTCAGCGTGCCGTCGCGCAGGCGGATCATCAGATCGAGCGCTTCTTTCTCGGCCGCGCTCAGCTGCTGGCCTTGCAGCAGCTCGGCTTGCTGCTGGGCGCTGCGCACACCCAGGCGCTCAAACAGCTTCTGCACCTCGTCGGCGTGGCGCTTGGCAGCGTCGGCGGCGGCCTTGCTGGCGGTGGCGGCGTCATTGCTGAACCGCACCTGGCCCAGTGGCTCACGGCCGGCCAGCCGGTCGATGCGCGCGTCTTCACGATCCTGGTCGGACCGGCTGATGCTGCCGCCACGTAGGGCTGCGCGGGCCTGCAGGGCGCGGTCGGTAGCGCCCAGAACGCGCCGCTCGAAGTCGTCGAGCGCGGTGCGGTTCTCGGCCGCGTCTCGCACCATCTGGCGGCGCACCTCAGCCGCGCCGGCCAAGTTGCCGCTGGCCAGCAGGGCTGCCTGTGCAGCGATGCCGCCGATCTCGGTGCCGACGCCCTTGAACACGAACGCCACGTTGGCACCCAGCACCAGCAGTGCTTCCATCACCATGCCCAGCCCGCCGATGGCCACGGCCATGACATCGAGCTGCCCGCCCGCCGTCTTGGCACCGCCGGCCAGGTAGTCGCTGAAGCTGCGGCCAAGGTCGCCCGTCAGGTCGTGCACGTCGATCAGCGTGGGCAGCAGGCCCAGGCCCAGTTCGCGTTTGAGCGCATCGACCCGCGCCCGGGTGCCCTCCACGCTGTCGTTGTACCGATCGGCCATGGCGGCCTGCTCGGTGGTGACGGTGGCCACCAGCTCACCGGCGCCGGCCAGGTCTTTCATGAAGGGCAGCAGCCGCGCACCTTCACGCCCCAGCAGCGTCATGGCCACTGCGCTCTTGCCGGTGCCATCCTCGAACCGGCCCATGGCCTGGGCCAGCGCAAGCAGCTGCTGGTCGCCCTGCAGTTGCCTGAAGGTGTTGAAGTCCAGCCCCAGCGCCTTGACGGCCTGCGCGGCGCCCTTGCTCTCTTCATTGGCCACCGCCAGGTTCTTGCCCAGCTTGTTGATGGCGCTGCCGATGGCTTCAGCCGACGTGCCGGTGGTGCGGCCCACTTCGGCCATGGCGCTCAGGCCTTCCACCGTCACGCCGGTCTGGATGGCCAGGTCGTGCAGGGCTTCGGCCGCGTCGATGCTGTCGGTCACCATCTGCTTGAAGGCGCCCAGCGTCAGCCCGGCGGCAATGCCACCCAGCGCACCCTTGACCAGGTCGGCATAGCGCTGCATCTCGCGCGTGGCGTCGCCCACCATGCCCTTGGCTGCGTCCATGTCCTTCTTCAGCCGGGCCAGGTCGGCCAGCATCTGGATCTCGATTGCGCCTGCCAGTGTGGTCATTGCGGCTTCCCGGCCAGTGTGGCCTTGCGTTGCAGTTCAGCGGCGGTGGCCATGGCGGCGTCGTCCAGGGCGGTGATGCAGTCCACCTCCCAGCCCGTCAGCTCAGCGCGGTGCAGGCGCTGCCAGGCCTCGATCTCCACCAGCGCGATGGCGCCGCCCGGCGGCCTGCGGCTCGACAGATCGCAGAAGGCCTGCCACACCTGCGTGGCCGCCGCCGGCGGACGCTGCAGCAGCAGCGCATCGGCCCGGCCAGTCGACATCGCCGCGCGCTGCAGGTGCTGGCGCAGGGTGAAGCCGTCGGGCTGGGTTTGGGACAGGCGCACCTGGTGCTCCGCGTGTGCGATCAGGCCGGCGCGGAGCTGCGCATAAAAAGCGCCCGGTCCTGCAGCCCGGCTTGCACCTGGTCACGCAGCCAGCGGCGCTTGGGGTCGGCGTACAGCGCACGCGCGGCGGCGGGCGTGTAGGGCTGCGCCGCGCCGCGCCAGCCCAGGGTGCAGGCCACCGTCAGCTCCAGGTCGTCAGCGGCGTCGTCTTCGGGGTCGCTGATGTGCATGTTGCCGGTCTTGGCCAGGTGTGCGCGCAGCCGGCGCTGGCGGTCCAGCACCAGGCGGCGGCGCAGCGGGTGCTCAGGCCCGGCAATCTGCACCACCATGGCAGTGGTGGCACCTGTCACCGGGTGCTTGATGCGCAGGTCTGCGCTGTCGGCGTCTTCAAACGCCAGGATGTCCAGCGCTTCAGCGGCGGGGTCTTGCGGCATGGTGGAGTTGGTCATGGGGCTGGGGGTCGTGGTGCGGCAGTCGATCAGGCCGCGGCGCTGTCTTGCACGCTGATGGTGCTGAGGTCGTTGGCAATGCCGGCCCCGCCGGTGGTGGGCAGCGTTGCGGTGAAGGGATGGGTCTGCACGATGCCGGTCTGGCCGTCGCCTTTGCCGGCGCCGCTCAGGATGACCCGGGGCAGGGTGAAGCCCACAAAGCCGCTGGCGGCGGTGTTGTCGCTGGTCAGCACCACGATCAGTTCCACCGGGGTTTCGTTAACGAACGCATCGCGCAGCGTGGCGTCTTCAAAGTACACCGTGGCCTGGCCGCTGACGGTGATGCGGCCCGCAAACCGCGTAAGCAGGGTGTTGCTGCCCACCACCGGGTCAGCGCTGCGGGCGCTGTCGATGCTGAAGCTCAGGCCAGTGAGCACCGCCACCGCCGTGCCGCCCAGCAGCACCACGCCATTCACGGCCGCGCAGATGCCGCCGGTGGTGACTGCGCTGGGGCTGCTGAAATACTGCGACGTGGCGGTGACGATGTCCTTGCCCACCACCGGGATGCTGACGGTGGCTATGCCGGTGGGCGGCAGGCCGATGTCGACCTTGGTGGGCTGCACGCCGGTGAACACCTCACTCTGCGCCACATCGGCAAACCAGTGCTCGGCCGTGTAACTGATGTTGGTGTGGCCGCTGGTGGGGGCAAACGTGTCTTTGCCCACCACGGCGCAGGTGGCCGACGCGATTGGGCCCTGGGCGGACAGTGCGCTGCCGTTGAGCACGCGCACCGTCAGCACGGTGGCCGTCATGCTCTGGATCAGCAGGTTGTTGTTGAGGTTGGCCGGGTTGAAGGCGCCGGCCGTGAGACGCACCACGCGGCCGCGCTTGAAGCCGTCGGTCAGCCAGCTGCCCGACGCGCGGGTGACGGTGTAGGTGGGGCCGCTGCCGGCGATGGTGATGGACAGGCCAGTGGCCGACACACCGGCGGTGAAATCACGGCGCAGCGCCGCGCTGATCAGGTCGCTGTAGGCGCCGGGCGACAGCTCGCCGGCCAGCGTGCCTTCAACGCCCCGCACGCCGTGGCGAAAGTCGGCCACTTGCTGGTCGGGGCGGATCTCGTTGCTCTGGTAGGTCTGCTTGGTCAGGGACAGGTCAGACGTGACGCGCCGCATTAGCTGGGCACCGCTGGCGCCGGCGACGGTGCCGTAGGTGGATTCGCGCTTGAGCGCAAGGGTTTTGAATACGCCGGCGGCTTGGGGCATGGTGGGCTCCTTCTGGGGGGGTGTGTGGGGGTCAGGCCTCGTGCACCACGAGGAAGTCAAGCGGCTGGAAGAACGCGCCCAGCCCGGCGTCGACCAGGTCGGGCCCGGCCTGGTCAGGCAGGATGGCGATGACTGCGCCGCCGCCCAGCGCACCGCGCTGGAATTGCAGCGCGGCTGTCACCGCATCGCGCAGCGCTTTCAGCACGCGGTATTCGCTGGCGATCAGGTTGATCTGCACGCGGGTCTGTGTGGGGTGCGTGGGGGCCTGGGCGTCCAGCCGGCCCAGGCGCACGCTGCTGATGTGCTCGATCACCAGCGCTGGCAGGCGCTGCCCCTCTGGCAACTGGCCGGGGTAGATGCGGTCGCCCACCACACCGGTGACGGCGGGCGCTGCGGCCAGCAGGGCGTAGACGGCGGCTTCAGCGCTCATGCGGGGCCCTCGTTGGGGTCTGGCACGTCCAGGCCGTGCTTGGTGGCCAGGCGCTGGCGGATGTAGGCGGCCACGGCCTGCAGCGCGGGCTGGGCCTGGGTGTCCATGGCCGGGCGCAGGTAGGGGCGCGGCTTGGCACCCGGGTGCATGACCGACGACACCGGGTGCCCGCCGGCCAGCAGCAGCTTGCCGCCGGGCGTGGTGGCGGTGATGCGGTGCGGCTCGGTGCCGTATTCCACCCAGCGGGCGTAGTACGGGTCGCCATTGCCACGCACCTTGCCGCCAGCGCGCACCCGGGCCGTGACGGTGCCGCGCCGCAGGCTCACGCTGACGCGGATGCTGTCGCGCAGCAGGCCTTCATACCCGCCGTACAGTCGGCGGTTCTCTTCGTTGGGCGGGGCCACGGGCGCCAGGCGCTTGGCTTCGGCCTGGATCAGCTTGGCGCCGGCCCGCAGCGCACCGCGCATGATGTTGGCTTCGATCTTGGCTGGCAGCGAATCCATGGCCGCCTGCAGCTCGGCCAGGCCCTTCACCTGCGCCAGGGCGTCACTGCTCATGGGCCCACTCCTGGCACGCCAGCTCCAGCCATTGTTGGCGGCCCAGCTCGGCCACCCCGGTGATCTGCAGCAGCCTGGCGCCGTGGCGCAGGCGGTGGCGGGTGGTCACGTCGTCGCGCCAGCGCATGCGCACCTTGGTGGGCCGGGTGTAGGCGGCCACGGCCACGGCCTGGCCGGGGTTGCTGCCGGGCTCGGTGCTGCTTTCCAGAACCTGGGCCCACACGGTGTCCAGCGTCGACCAGGTGGACTCAGGCGATCCGTAGAGGCCTTCGCGCACAACCGTGGCCGCTTCGATCGAAACCTGTCGATCGAGCATGCCGGCGTGGAGTTGGAGTGCCATGCGCGCGCCTGGTCAGTAGTACAGCCGCTGGCGATCCAGCAGGTGGCCCAGGTGCATGGGCAGCGCCACCCCGGTGGCCGATGCGGCCTGCGGGTTGTCGATCCAGTAGGCCACGCAAGCCTTGATGAACAGCTTGACCGACTCGGCCACGGCATCTGGATCGGTGGCGCCGGTGGTGAGATCGATGCGCACGCGCGGGCCCACGGGTCGGTCGCCAAGCGTCGGCCAGCTGGTGCCGGTGGCCGGCGCCAGCACAGTGCCAATGCCGTCAGGCGCGAAGACGTAGGCCGACTCGGCCAGCTCGGATGACCAGGCGGCGCCGTTCCAGTAGCTGACGGCCGCGGCAGTGGCCTGGTTGATCGCCAGCACGTCGGTGGCCGCAGGCCAGTCGACCAGCTCGGTGCGCCAGGTCTGCTGCATGAACTTCGCGCCGGTCTCTTGCTCGGCCAGCTCACGTGCGGCGGTGATCAAGCCAGGGATCAGCAGGTCCATGCTCGACCCGCTGACGCGCGCCGCCAGCTTGGCTTCGGCCAGCGTGACGGGCTCGGTGGTGGGGGCGGTGAGCAGGATCATTGCGGGGTGTACCTATGGGGGATGGGACGTCAGGCGCTAGGCTGCGGTGCGGCAATGGCAGCGCGGCGGTTCCAGGCGGCGACGGCCTCGGCGCGGCTGTCGTGGAATGGCGCCTCCAACGCGCAGCCGTGGCACAGGACATAGTGATCGCCGTCCATGTCGGTCACTTCGAGGTCATCGCCGCCACAGAACGGGCAGGGTTTCAGTTCGTCAGTCATGTGCGTGTACCGGCAGGGTATGGGATCAGGCTGCCGGAACCAGCTTGTCCATCGTCACGCACTCCAGCCGGCCGGCGACTACCTCCGCCTGGATTGCGGCGCACAGCGTGTTCAATCGATCCGTCTCGATGTCGATTGCTAAGGTCGCAGCGCCTCTGTTTCTGACATGGTGAAACGTCAAGAACGAATCGCAGCCGGTCAATGCAAGCGCCTGAATGCGCGCAATGATGTCGTTAATGTTCGTGGTTTCAGTCGCGTCGTCGGCTGTGCTGGCGACGCCTTGATAGCTGTGTCCAAGAACCGGGAGGATCAGGTTTGCCCGGCTATCGCCTGCGTATGCGGCGCTGATGTATTTCGTTGTCGATGCGCCGTTCAAGCGGCCGACCCTGAATCCTGCGCTCCACGCCAAATCCAGGAATGCTGTGTCGCCCGCCGTGCGCGTGAAAACACCTTGAGGCCATACATAACATTTGGCCCCGTTGTCGTTGGTCAGCCTGTTACTCAGCAAATAATCGCGGTGCGTCTCCATGTCTGCCAGCGCATCAGCGTCACTGGCCCATCGCGTGAAAATGTTTCCAGTCCCGCCCAGCGGGCCGTGCGGCACGCACATGTTGCCGTCATCGACATAGCGCCGCCAATCTGCGAGCGATCCAAAATCGCTGGATGTCCCCACGTAATCCGTGATCAGACAGGCAGTGCTTTTGATGCCATATCGGGCCAGGATTTGCGCGCCAGCGCCGACCCAATCGCTATAACCGTCGTCGGCCACAATGCACAGACGCGCCCGCCGCTTGCGCAGGCCAACCGTCAACGCCCGCAGTTTGATGGTGGCAGTCACCCCGTTGGGGATGTTTACCCGCACCTTGGCGATGGTCCAAATCTGCTCAATCGTATCTCTCGAATAGCCGGATTTTGACCAGTCAGTCGGAGATACCGTGTTGAATTGCCAGCCTGTGTGCGCCCTGGGAAAAATGCCGGATGCCGGCGCAGTCATGGATAGGCCATTTTGCGCAAATTGTGCGTATCCGGTGTTTGCCAAATAAATGATCGGCTGAATACTGGCGTTGATCGTGTCCGTGCGCCATTCCAACTGCGCCGTGTCAGCAGACAGCGGATTGAACGCGGGCACAACGAACTCATACCAGCTGTTCGCGGCCGAACCCGTCAGCGTGGCCCACTCCAGGGCTTCACCGTCCACCACCTCGCGCCCAGCACCGACAACCGTGATGCCGGCACCAGGGGTGCGCGTCAACGTCACGCTGCCGTCCGGGCCGAACAGCTTTCGGCTCAGACTCGGGCCGTGGTTCCCAGCATCTGACACCACACCTGAGATTGCCACCACCTTCTGCTCAGGCAACTGCGTCGCGTCCACGTCGCTGAACAGGCCAGTGGCCAGCAGTTGCGCGGCTTCGGTGTCGCTGCGCTGCTCCTGCTGACCTGGAACCCAGGTGCTTTGCTTGCCAGTGGTGGCGAGTTCTGGCCACCGCGTCACGGTGCCGATGTACTTGACGGTCTTGGGCATGTGGTGATGCTCCTGGTGTGAGGCTCAATCGCCTGCACCCGTTGCCGAGCACAAGCGGCTGCGCCTGGTTGGCGCATGGGGCGCTGCAGCAGCCGGTCGGCCGCCGCAGCGCTTGTGGCATCAGCTGGCCGCGATCTTCAGCAGCTTGATGGCCTGGGTGTTGCGCAGCTTGCCGCCGGTGCGCTTGCGCACGTAGAACTTGACGTAGCCCGGCGTGGTGATCTCGTCACGGGTGA